ATATAGAAAAAGGATTGATGTTTGTCAACCCTTTTAGTGGCCTGAGAGGGATTCGAACCCACACGCCCTTTCGGACCGATGCTTCTAAGGCACCGTTGTCTCGCCAGTTCCAGCACCAGGCCATATTAATTAGCGGAGTTGGAAGGATTCGAACCTTCGGGACGCTATTCGCGTCCAGCACCTTAGCAGGGTGCCCACATAAGCCACTCGTGCACAACTCCAGATTTAGAGCTATCTGCAGGATTCTTATAATAATTTATTAAGAATTTCCTTTATATAGCATTGTTTATTCTCCTTAGAAAGACATTGATATTCAGACCAATTACAACGTCCTATCAATATCCAACCTTGCTCTTTTAAAAAATTTGTTCTCTCTTCGTCATGTATTTTTCCTTCAGTTGTATAATGTGTTTGACCATCAACTTCAAAATAAAGTTTTTTATCAGGCCATGCAAAATCCAACCAATATGGATTTACATAATAATTATTTTCAAATTGTATTTTTTCATTTATAAAAATATTAAACCAACTTTGTTCAGCATAGCTTCGTTTTCTTCTACCTATCCATGAACTTGCACGCCCTTCTTCATGTGCTTTTTTCATACCTATTGATATTCGTTTACATATTTCTTCTGTATTTTTATGACCTTTGCATTGTTGTTTATTAGGATTTTTGTCACAATACATTTCATGACGGGTCATTACTCCTCGATTAGTATATTTAGTTATACCACAATATTTGCACATTAAATTATATTTAGGCGCTTGACCATTCTTAATATTATGTTCTTCACGTTTATGTTTATAAAGCTTTCTACTTGACTCTATTTTTGCTCCACAATATTCACAAATCCAAACCATATTTATACCCCATTTTAACTTTATAGTCGTTCCAGTGACTAAATTATATATAATGGTTAGAAAAACTGGAGAAGATTTTCAGCTGGCTGGAACCAGTTGTCCCATTATAATAGAGCGCTCTGTTGGATTTGAACCAACGTGGAGATTTCTCTCAGCAGTTTTGCAGACTGTGGTCTTCGGCCAGGCTCGACCCAAGAGCGCATATTAAATTTAGTTGCCGGTACTCGTTTCGAACGAATACTAAATGCTTCAGAGGCACTTGTGCTACCATTACACCAACCGGCAATATCCTTAGGGAGAGACTCGAACTCTCACGCCTTGCGGCGGGGGTTTTTGAGGCCCCTGCGTCTACCAGTTCCGCCACCTAAGGTTATATCGTCAGAGAGGGACTCGAACCCTCACGTCCTTGCGGACACAAGGCTCTCAACCTTGCGTGTCTACCAATTCCACCATCTGACGTTATCGGCCTGGAGGGACTCGAACCCACACGCCGGCACCCCGGCAACTGATCTTAAGTCAGTTGTGTCTACCAATTCCACCACAAGCCGTTTACAGCCCTACTCCGATTCGAACAGAGAACCCGAGATTTGGAGTCACGTCGGTTACCAATTACCACATAGAGCTATATAAAAAATTAAGGTCCCTAACTTTCGTAGGAACCTTAAAAATTCTATCTAATACAGATTAAAACTATTTAGTCCCTACAGGTACACTACTAAGCAAGCACCAGCTGAGTAAGCTGCTGCTGAGTAACTGACACTGTAAACTTAGAGACTTCATTTGTTTCAATCCTTTATAATTATATATAAAATTTTTTTCCTAAAAGTTGTTTTGTTTTTTACGTTGTTAAATATAGTAAATTCTATTTCAGTTGTAAACCCCTAAAATAAAATTATTTTCCTTTATACTCTCGCCAAGTTGGTAACTTAGCTTTACTGGTTAAATGGAACGTCTGACACAATGGACAAAAGTAAATTCTTTGCTCATGCCTATTATGGTCATTCTTCAATCGACTTGCAGCTTCACACTTATATAATGCAAACTGTGCATCGATTTTTGTCTTATAGCAGATTTTACCGCATTCACATTTTTCATAGGTATTTTTCATAATTAACTCCTCTTGAGTTGAACGTGTAAATGCTCGTTAGCTGTTCCTGCATCTTCATGTAATACAGTATAATTATCGCCAAGTGTTACCTTGATTACATCAATGATACTCTTTTTAACAGCTCTATCTAAATCTTTAACTCGAATATCAATCGCTTTACCCTGATAATGTGCAGAATTTTTAGAATGACCAATATAATCATTTGCACTTGTAATCAATGGCATATATTTTGGGTCATTTAAAATCTTTCTGTAAACTTCAATGATTTCATACAATGCAGTATCGATTTCAGAAACAACTGTCATATTGACACCTTCTTTCTGTTTAACATTCTTAATTACATAGTCATGTATATTGAATTTCTCAGAAACCTTTGTCAATTCGTCTTTGATTTCTTCAGACACCTTTATTGCAGTTTCGTTCTTCTGATAGAACTTACTAAAATAAATGTCAAATCCGATACAAGTACAGAAAGTTAAAGTTCCGAGGATAATCAGAAACTTCTTCATATGTTTCATAATGAACTTAATTCCAAAATATGAAATTATGAGAGCAAGTCCTGAAATAATAAATGCTTTAACAAGAATAATGCCCATTTATTCTCCTTTTTAAAATGGTTTTCTTGTTTTTAAATATAGCAAAACAACGGGTTTTTGTCAATACCCGTTAGAATTCGTCAATATATACGCCTGTTTCCTTAGAAGGATCATACATGACGTTTATATTGTTATATGGATCTGGATTTGCCTTTGCACTATTATTGACTATATCATTAGTAGCCAAAATATCTTTAATTTGATATTGACTTGGCAATGAATCTGGTGCAACTTTATAAATTGGATCATTCGGATCCGATAATGTAGGAGAATCCGCAGAAATTGTATACTTATTATCTTTGTAAACTTTTAAAGTAAAAGTATATGTATGCGGTTTTAAACCAAATGCCTGTTCATAATATTTTACGTCTACAATTCTGTAAAAGTAATCATTTGCTGGAATATAAATTATATCACCAATAGAAGGCGGTTGTTCTTCATATACTTCTGGAGTATTCTTATCAACACCGCCATATGTTGAATAATAATTGAATGCGTCAATACTTGCAAACATAGTTACAGTATCTTCGCCCCAAATTCCCTGTAATTGATAGCTTCTTACATTAGGAGGTAACTGTTCAACATATCCATTAAAATACCAGCTTCTGAGAATCATTCTCAACTGGTCTTCACCATAAAGCTTGTCTCTAAGTAAATCTTCCGTTACACGATAATAGACACACTTGAGTCCAAATGTGTCATATGCGTCAGTAACAATACTATCCGCAGTATCGGTTTCGTTAGTACAAACTATATTATTTCCATCACTTAGCGGATTTGTTAACCCTTTAAGTGTTCCACATAACCATGGATATGCATCTGTATTTTTTACCTCAGCTACCATGTATTATTTATAGTAAGCTTTCAGTCTTCAACCTAAGATGCTTGTAATAATCCTTAGTTCTATTGATTTCTTTTTGTCTATCAATAGCTGCTTGATATGTGGCAGTATAGAAGGTTTTACTTAAAATTTCTGTATTTTCTGGTGTTAATGTATCTGCAACAGAATTGACATTTACAGTTCTCTTAGTAATACCATCATCAATAACAGCAATATAGTCAATTTTGACTTTCTTTGCACGTTCAAGTTCTGCCTTAAGACTATCTTCTCTTAACAATTCAGCCCTGATAGAATCTCTAACATGAATATACTGAGCCAGACTGTCACGAATACGTTGTCTATTTCTTTCCTGTTCTTCTAATGTTGCAATACGTCTTGCTTCCATTAAAGAATCGAATTTTGCGATCAATTCTGGATTTCCTTCTACATGTTTATTCAAGAATTTAGAGAACGCGGTAGGAATATCTTGTTTTGGTTCATGCTGAACAACAGTAACAGTTGTTGTTGCATTAACTTTACGTTCTGAAATATCAATATTGGTCATAAACAAAGTCACACCCATAAGGCAAACAAAGACGACCATAGCGATGAATGTATTTATTTGCATAGCTTTACCATATCTTACAATGAACTTATAACCAAAGTTCGGTTTTCCATAATGAGGTTTTTCTGGTGGAATATAAGGTTTTGCTTCTGGTTCATCTGGAACATCAGACTTTACATACGTATTTACAACAGGATAACCATCTGAAAGATTTTCAGCATAATCATATTTCTTAGTTTTGTTCATTTACAATCCTCTTTGTGTAATATTCCT